ATGGCAGAAACAGTCAAAAGTTTAAACATAAAGTTGACACTTGATGGTAAAGATCTTGAAAACGAACTTAATGGTATAAAGAAAGATCTCAAAGAACAAAATAAAGATCTTAAAGCCATTAATACTAACCTTCGTTACGATAGTTCAAATTTAGATCTTTGGAAGTCAAAACAAGATAAACTTAACAACATATTATCGACAACTAAAAAGCGACTTGACGCTCAAAATGCAGAACTTGAACAAGCTAAAAAGGCTGTTCGGATTGGCGATATGAGTCAAGAAGAGTTCAATAAACTCAAACGCAATGTACAATACACAGAAGCTGAGATATCAAAACTAAATAATGAGCTCGGTAAAACCAATGGTAAAATCAAAGAATTAAGTAATGCTAAATTTGATAAGATTGGTAAACTTGGTTCAACGCTCACAAAATCTGTAACGGTTCCTATTTTAGGAGCCGTTTCTGCTTTAACAGCCTTTTCAGTCAAAGCGGCCTATACTGCGGATGAAATTGGCGATACAGCTCAAAAGATAGGTTTAACTGCAGAAGCATTTCAAGAGTGGAATCACGTTGCTACCATTATGGGTGTATCGATAGAAAGTCTTAATAAAGGATTTATTAAAGTCAATGGTATCTTAGGTGATATAGCAACTGGAAATGCGGGCAAAGTTGTTGATAGTTTAGCTTTGATCGGATTAACTGTTGATGATCTAAAAGGCAAGAATGCTGATGAGGCATTTGAAATTATTAGTGAAGCATTAAGTAAGGTTGAAGATGAAGCCTTAAGAGTTGGTGTTGCTAATGAATTCTTTGGAGAGAAAATTGGAACTGAACTTATACCTATTCTTTCTAGTGAGATTTCTACGATTAACGACTTAAGACAGGAAGCAAGAGATCTTGGTATTGTTACTAATGAGCAAGCAGCACAAGCTGGTGAATTTACAGATGCACTAGATAGAACAAAACAAGCCCTATCAAGTTTAGGTGTGGATATCGCAACAACCATGATGCCTATTCTTCAATCTATTATTATCAAAGTAAGAGATGAAATGATACCCGTTGTGAAAGATTGGATTGCAAGGTGGAATAGCTTAGATTCTGATACCAAAAAGATGGTTGTTACATTGGTTGGACTTGTTGCTGCTGTTGGTCCAGTTCTAGCTATTATAGGTAAAGTTGGTCCACTGCTTAATATCATCGCCATGACGCTTAAGGGTGTTGGATCTGCGGGGCTTTTCGCAGGAGCAGGTATAAACTTTGCGACGCTTGGAATAGGCGCGCTAATCGCCATTTTAGCGATGGCACTATTTCAAAGTGAAGAGTTCAAAGCGCTTCTTGATAGGCTTATGGAAACCTTTATGCAGCTTTTACCACCAATACTTTCTATCGTAGATGCACTCATGACAGCACTACAACCCATACTCGATGTGATTATTGAGCTTGTTATCATGCTTGTTGATTTACTTGTTCCAATTTTAGATGTTATTTTAATGCCACTTATCATGCAAGTCGGTATGTTTGCTGAGATTTTAGAAATGTTAGCACCTCTAATTACAACACTAGGAGAGATATTACAAGCTGTCTTGGTACCGGCAATTAAAGTATTAAAAACAGTCCTGGATCCCATTTTAAAAGTTGTACAAAAAATCATCGAGTTCATTCAGAAAATATTCGAATGGATTGGAGATTTGCCATCAAAAATTGGAGACTTCGGTGGGAAGATAAAGAATGTATTCGGCAGTGTAACTGACGGCATTAGTAATATTGCTTCTAAAGTTACGAGTGGCATTAGTGATTTTGCAGGAAAAGCTGCAGATAAAGTTGGTGGATTTTTCGGTAAGGTTGGTGGATTTTTTAGTGACACATTTAATCTAAAAGGATCAAGCACAGTCAACAACTCCAATTCGAATTCGTCAACAAGCAACACAAACAATATCACAATCAATACGACATCTCCGACATTCGATATAGACTCCATCAATAGAGCTTTAGGAGGTAATGTGATTTGATTAGGCAATTTTATATAGAAAACAAATATGGTGACACTTACTACTTTAACTATAAAAATCAAACACACATCTCTCAAGTAAGTGGATTAGGGGTTGCTCTCGATTCCAAGTATTTAGAATATCATAACCTTTTTTCAAGGTCAGAATATAAGATTCCACTTTCAGAAATAACGACAACACTTGTATTCTTAAAAGGTTATATAGGATATAAAGCCTTTGTTGATTTCATTAGTAAAAGTGGTGACGACCTAAAGTTATATTATCAAACAGATGCATTTAAGGCATATTGTTTTGTTGATGTAGCAAGCCTAACGAAAGCAGAACTCATTTCGGGCACATTACAAAGTACTATTGTTTTCAAAAAGTTATCACTATGGCTAAGAGAAAAGACTTATGAAATCATAGCAAATGGAACTGCAACCGGCAAAGTATATCCTTATATTTATCCATATCACTATTCAAGTTCATATGAAGGAAAAACATTTATCAATAACGATGGATTAGATGATGCACCTGTAGTCATAGAAATGCTTGGTAATGTTATAGATCCTGAAGTTATAGTTAAGAAAAACGGAGAAGTAGTTTCAATCCTACGATTATACCTAACTGCAGAAAATGCTTCTATCGTAGTAAACGCAATTCCAAGTAAACAGTTAATGATTAAAGAAGAATCTGGTATTGTTACAGACATATATGGATTACAAGATTTTGAAACTGATAATTTTATCTTCTTAGAACATGGTAATTATGAGTTTGAGTTTAAACCAGGTGTTGCAACTGAAACGATATGTAAAGTAACTGTGCTTGAAGGATATTTAGGGATTTAATATGAAACTATTGTTCTTAGATCGAAGTACTTTGCAGTATAAAGATAATGCATATGTCAGTAAGCAATATGAGATCATTTTAGACATGGTTTTAATTAAGCGATCAACGTTTCAAGTGAACAAGACAGAGATTAATTGTGAAATCGGGGATATTGTCATCCTGAAACATGACACATTCTCATATATAGGTATTCTTGAAAGTATTGAACGATTAGATGATTATACAACGAGTATTAAATCTCTCGATTTTAGGGAGATTTTTAATTTGGATATCATTGCGACCAGTTTTAATGGTGATTTAGCGGATTATTTATATCAAATCATTTCGAGCTATTTCAAGAATAATTCAGACACAAGACAAAATTTGTCATATTTAAATATCAGTAAAGAAACAAGTGCATCCGGAAGTTTGAATTTTGAAACAGACAACATCATTAATATGTCAAAGATATTTGAACTCGTATCTAAGGGATATGGTATTAGTTTTAAAACAGAAGTCATCTACATTAGAGGAAGAATTACGGGTATTAAATTTAGAATTGTTGGTGTCAATCAAGGGACGACCATCAAAAGTGATTTTTCATCAATCATGCAGATAGAAACCAATGATTCAACAAGTCAACTCGTTAATAAGGTCATTTTCTATCCGAGAAGTGAAAACCAAACCTATCTAAATGTTAGAACGTTTTATCTACTAACAACTGGAGATATCACAGAAGATAGCTCGTCTGATCTAAGATATACAAGTGTGATGTCAAAGAGCTATTTTTATACAGATAACGAATACTTATCTCTTGAAACAAAAGCAAGAAGTGAAATGGTCACGTCAAAACTAGATCACAACATTACTTTTATGATTGATATGAACAATAACATTTTTGTACCGTTCAAAAACATTAATTTAGGTGATTATGTATCGTTTATTCATAAAGGTAAAACCTATGATTCAGTTATAACTGGAATTGAATTTAGAGATTCAATGAAATATGCAACGATAACGTTAGGAGAATACAGAGTGAAACTCACAGAAAAAATACAACTGCTCAGTAAAAATACTGGCAGTACTTCAACAAGTAATATCACAATTACAAATTCAAATATCGATGGAGGTGAATTCTGATGGGTCTACAAAAAATCACATTTGAAGGTGGCAATGTTACAGCTAAGATTGATTCAGATTTGTATCATTTTCTTTTTTCGAGTGATGTTGGCATTTTAAAAGGATTAAAGAGTGAATGCAGTTTTACTTTAGCAAATAATACTATTACCTTTAGCGATGGCTATGCATCAATATTTGGACGATTAGTATATATCGAAAACCAAACAATGATCGGTGTTACACCAGACTCTAGTAAAAGTGGCTATGTAGTCTTGGGTGTAAACTCAGCAGATGACAGCGTAAGCATATACTTGAAAGAGCAGGCCGGAGGGTATCCTTCATTAACAACAACCAATTTATTAACTACAGATGGACTATATGAGTTGGTACTATGTGCATATACAAAAACGACAACATCAGTGACTTTAACTAGTTATTCAAGAAAGATGATTAGTAACGATAAGGGACGTGTTGATACGTTAGATGATGAAATATTTAATCACTACCTACCAATCAGGAAACAATTAACGCTAGTCTCTACTGGAACTTATCGTTTCTCAGGAACGAATTCAACTGAACTAAGCCAAGCGATCTTATATGTTGTGATTAATGGTACTACAATTGTTACGTTTCCAGGTGAGTTGCTATTTATTATCGTTGGGTCAAATACAGCAGTTTCATATCGATATGCTTCTAGTGATTACTCATTAAGCATCTCATATGAGAATGGGGTTGTGACATTAACTACAACAAACTCAACGCATAAAATCACAAGTTTCTTTATGAAAAAATAGGAGGAATTTAAATGGCCACAATTCAAATTAAAAGAAGAACTACAGCAGGAACAGGTCCTCTTGTTGGGACAACAGGATCAGTAAAAGCTGGTGAACCACTAGTTGATTTTAGTGGTGAGCATCTATATATTGCAAAAGCAGATAAGGTTGCTAGTGTATCAGTTCCACTAGCAGAATCAGACTATTTAAAAATACCTGGAGTTGCTAAAGTAAACACTCAAATTGACACAAAAATTACTGCACTTGGATTAGGAACTGCAGCAACCAAAAATACTGGAACCGGAAATGGGAATGTACCTGTTCTCGATGCGAATGGCAAACTAGCAGACAGTGTTGTACCAAAGATTGCGATGACAAATACATTTGTAGTCGCAAGTCAAACTGCGATGCTTGGTTTGTCTACAGCTCAAGAAGGTGACGTTGCGGTTAGAACCGACTTAAACAAATCATTTATTCTTAAAGCATCACCTTATTCAACGCTAGCTAACTGGCAAGAGCTCTTAACACCAACAGATGCAGTCACAAGTGTTAATGGATCAACCGGAGCGGTATCAATTACCCTTGCAGGATTAGGTGGTGTAGCTGCATCAACATATAACACGCATGTCGCCAGTAATTTACATTTAACTGAAGATCAAAGAACAGTCTTAAGTAACGTTAAAAATGTATACATAAGTGATGCTGATGGAATTGCAGTTGCTGGAACAGAGGCTGATTATACCAATGGAGTAATTATCGATGGACTCATTTATACAGCGGTTGTCGACTCAAATTACACACCAACTAGAGTTTCCTATAAATTAGGTATTGATAAAACTAAGGTCCTTATGCCGACCTCAATCATAGATGGTGGGACTTATTAATGGCTATCATCAGAGTTAAAAGAGGTACTGCAAAACCAACAACTGCACAATTAAACTATTTAGGTGAACTTGCATTTGATTATAACGAGAATGCTTTATACGCTAGAACGCCTTCATCGGTTGTCAAAATTGGTGGAGAGATGGAACTTGTTTATAGTTATGAAGGCTATGCGTATACACATACTCTGAATTATTCATTTGATTCAAATTTCATCTATAAAATCCATATTGTTTCATCAACTTATGGTACATCAACAGATGTCTCAGATACTTATTTTTATTATCGAACTGCCGCATCATCAACTCTAACGGGTAGTTACTTAAATTATTATGCAAGTACAGAAAGTAGCGTCTATCAAACAAGAAGTTCAAAAAACACAACGGTTCAATATATCGAAGATAGTTATGAAACAGGACCAACTATCACAAGTGGTATATCGAAAATCATCTCTTTTGAATTATCCCCAATGTTTAGGTCATCACTCAGCGATATCGTGCAATGGGTTGCATACGGTAAAAGTGTAACAACTTTATCTGGTCAAGGTGACTCAACTATTAAGTCATGTGATTTTGTGCATACAGTAAATGGTAATCTTGGACAACTTTATATCAATACTGGATTAAATCTCGGTTCACCAGATACTTTATCAATTACGATTTACCGTGTGAAAAGAAAGTGAGGACAATATGGCAATTATTAAGGCTTTAGATACGAAGTTTGGCGTTCAAGCTTCATACCATAGAATATCAGCGTTTAGCATTAACTATAAAGATAAAAGGATCATACTTTGTGTATCAACTTATCTATCAAAAGAAGCAAGAATAAATCAAAGTGATCCTATTGAGGAGATTGACATCGAAATACCTCAATTAGATTATCCAACATTTTTGAATACAAATCCGATTGAACATGGATATCTTTGGTTAAAACAAAATGTGATTGGTTTTGATGATTCATTGGATGATTTAGAAGTGGTTGATCCAATACCTGAACACGTTGAGGAATCTCAAGATGAATGAAATATATAACATGATAAAAGAAGTGTTTCCAAACACAAAAATATTACTCATTTATTATGGGGGTTCTAAGGCTTATGGTTTAGATGATGAAAATAGCGATATTGATTTAACTGTTGTATTAGACGGTTTTAAAGGGATACTGCATTTATTTATTGGAAATTATGATCTTTTTGTTTTCTCGAAAGAAGATTTTATAAAAAGACAGCAATTTGACGATTCGATCATTGCTTACCACAGACAAGCAGCCGATAATATCATGGGCATAGATTCAAATGAATATTATCTTAGTCCTGAATTTTCTAATGAACTAAATGAACTTATTAAATCTGTTGATCGAAGTTTCATCTACCATTTTATTGATGCTGTTTTAGTCTATGCCATAAGTAAATTTGAAATCAATCCAACCTCAAAGACACATTACCATTTGTTTCGACTTAGGGGTATGCTCGATCACTATGATGAGACTGGACAGTTTAATTTAAAGGTTTCGGAACCTTGGTATAGTCTAATGCTTGAGTATAAGGCAAATTACAAAACTCATGATGCAACAAAGTATGTTGATAAAATTATAGAACAAATTGATTACTTGAGTAATTACAGAAAAGAGATGAAAAATCATGGACTGGGATAATCTATTAAGTCTATTTAGAATGGAAAACTTAATCTATTGGATCGTGACAATGGTTGTAGTGATATTAACCACGATTAAACAATTCAATAGGCAAGAAAAAAACAATAAGTCAAAGAATGATGAAATCATGGTTAACCTACAAAAAATAGAAAAGCAAAATGTGAAAATGATTAACTTGCTTGAACTTCATTCTCAAGATATAAAATCGCTTAAAAAAGATGTGAATGTGTTAGAACATCGTGTGTCAAGATTAGAAGATTCACAAGTTAATATCTATAAACATTTAGGAGGAAAAGAAAATGACAACACTTGAAATTTTATTACTAATAATTTCGCTGTTACTACTAGCTCTGTATGTGACATCAAAAATGGGTAAAAATCAATCTCTTAATGAGATAATCAAAGAGGTCAAACAAGATCTTAAAGAAACAGCTGAAAATGTATATGACTTGGTCAGCAAAGCAAAAGATGTTATCTTCGATGAAAGCATCCAAAAAACGATCAAAGAATTTATTATGATTGTAGAAGAAAAAAATCAGTTAGCTAAAACTAAAGGCGAGACATATCTTAATGGCGATGATAAAAAGTTAGCTGTTATTTCTCGTTTAAGTGAATGGGTAAGTAACATTACGGGATCTACAGAGAAAGCAGTTGAATTTGTCGAAACAAATCAATCTAAGATTGAAGCGATCATTAATGACTACGTATCATTCAGCAACAAGATGCAAGGAAAAGAAACCTTATCTGAAGCAGAAAAAATTATCAAAGAACAATTAAATAAATAATCACAGACCTCATGAACAGGAAATTATCCTCAACATGAGGTTTTTTTTATTTTTTACCGGCAAAACGGACCTTACCTCGCCATTTAACTAGTGAAGGAGGTTGATCTTATGAGTGATGATGTAAAAAATAGGATAAACGAGTTGAAAGAAAAAGGATATGGATACAAAAGAATTGCGAAAGAGTTATCCATGACTGCGAGTGCAGTAAGGTATACACTTGCAAAAATATCAGAAGAAGATTTACTTCTCGGCACATGCAAATATTGCGGAATCACCATGAAATCTGTCAAGGGAAAGAAGAAAAAAGTATTCTGTTCTGATCATTGCAGGTATCAGTTTTGGAATCAACATCGAAAAGAGAAAAAACACCATGAAACGATCTAATCTTGAAAAGTATCTTTTATCCATAACTCCCTTAAAAACAATGTTTGAAAAAGGCATCATGACAAAGCAAGATTATCAAAAAGCAGAGTCACATTTAGCAGATAAGTATTGTATCAAAAAAGGTAATCTATACCGACTTATTGACTTGACTATACCTTTAAAAAGAGTGATATATAGTGTGTCGGAAGAGGAGGTAAATCATGACAAAGAAAACAGTAACAAAAGTAAACGCGTTACCCAAGTTAGCGAGTAAGATGAGGGTTGCAGCCTACGCTAGAGTTTCAAGTGGTAAAGATGCTATGCTTCACTCGCTTTCTGCTCAAGTTAACCATTATAAGAAACTGATCCATGATAATAGTGAGTGGTCATTTGCTGGTGTATATGCAGATGAAGCGTTAACTGGTACTAAAGATTCACGATTGGAGTTTCAAAATTTACTTGAGGATAGTAGAGCGGGGAAGATAGATATGATCATCACCAAATCGATATCAAGATTTGCTCGAAACACAGTCATTTTATTAGAAACCGTTAGAGAATTGAAGTCATTAGGTATTGATGTGTTCTTTGAGGAACAGAACGTGCATACCTTGAGCGGTGAAGGTGAAATGATTCTAACGTTCCTTGCGACATTTGCTCAAGAGGAATCCAGAAGCACATCGGAGAACATGAAATGGAGAATCAAGAAAGACTTTGAGCAAGGTATTCTATGGGGCGGCAAACCATGTTTAGGATATGCACTTGAAGACAAACGTTTCATCGTAATACCAGATGAAGCTAAGATCGTACAACAGATTTATCAATTATACATTGCTGGATATGGTGCCGATACAATCGGCAAAATCCTTGATGAACGAGGTATCATTCCGAAGAATTCAGCAAAATGGAATAGATCAAGCATCATGACCATATTATCCAACTATAACTTCACAGGCGATCTGATACTTCAAAAGACATTTAGAGAGAATCACTTATCTAAAAGAAAAATCATCAATTCAGGTGAGCTTGACCAGTATGCAGTTAAAAAGAATCATGAGGCGATTATTAGCAAGGATCTATTTGATAAAGTTCAAGAAATAAGAAAACAACGAGCTGAAAGAATCAAACCAAGAATAAATAAAAAACCTCAAGCTTTCAAGGGCATGATAAAGTGTGGGATTTGTGGTAAAGCATATACTCATAAAACCACACCACATAACGAAATATGGAAATGTTCACTTTCAGTAACGAAAGGAATAGAAGCTTGCCCATCTAAACAAGTACCAGACAGAGAAATTAAAAAAGCTGCTAAAACAATATTGAAAATTAGATCCTTTGATGAAGAAGTATTAAAATCAAAAGTTAAGCAGGTACTCGTGATGCCCGAAAACAAACTTATTTTTCAATTTAAAGATGAAACAAGTGTTGAACAGTCTTGGAACAAAAGCTCAAGAAGTGAAACTTGGACGCCTGAAATGAGGGAAAAAGCAAGAATCAGAGCACTTAAACAACATAAAGGAGGTGTTCATCATGGCTAAGGTTACAGTCATTCCATCTACGATTCACCCATTAACACAAATGCCACTTAATCAAATGGCAGTTAAGAAAGTCGCAGCCTATGCGAGAGTTTCTACCAACTCAGACGAACAATATACTAGCTATGAAGCTCAAGTCACCTATTACAAGAAGTTTATAGAAGATAAGCCAGATTGGGAGTATATTAACGTTTATGCAGATGAAGGTATCTCTGGGACTAATACAAAAAGACGTGTAGGCTTTAATAAAATGATCGCAGACGCATTAAATGGAAAGATAAATCTAATCATTACTAAGTCCATATCAAGATTCGCAAGAAATACATTAGACACCATATCTTATGTTAGAAAACTAAAAGATAACGGTGTTGAAGTGTTTTTTGAAAAAGAAAATCTCTGGACGCTAGATCCCAAAAGTGAACTCATATTAACGATCATGGCATCAATCGCTCAAGAAGAATCACGTTCAATCAGTCAAAACGTGACATGGGGTAAGAGAGTCGGCTTTCAACAGGGTAAAGTTTCATTTGCTTATAAATCGTTTCTAGGCTATAAGAAAGAAGATGAAAAGATTGTGATTGATGAAGATCAAGCAGAGATTGTCAAAATGATTTATAAGATGTTTTTGGTTGAAGGAAAGACTGCAACAGGCATAGCAAACTATCTAAAGTCAAAACACATCAAAACGCCAACAGGAAAAACAACTAACTGGACAAAGAATACTGTGAACTCAATACTTACCAATGAGAAGTATAAAGGGGATGCACTGCTTCAAAAGACATTTACTGAAAACTATCTCGATCATAAAATGGTTAAGAATAACGGACAAATTCCTCAATATTACGTTGAAAATAGTCATCCAGCGATCATTGACAGAGATATGTGGGAACTGGTTCAAATTGAGCTTGAACGAAGAGATAAAATTGGTGCTAAGTACTCATCATCTGATGTATTCGCATCGAAACTCATCTGTGAAGATTGTGGTGGATTCTATGGCAAAAAGAAATGGCACTCCAACAGTAAGTACTCAAGGTTCGTTTATCAATGTAATAACAAGTTCCATAAGCATAAAGACAAATGCCGAACGCCTAATTTAGCAGAGGAAGACATTAAACTTAAATTTATTAGTGCTTATAATCTTTCAATGGAAGATAAAGAAAGAATCATAGAAGATACATACGAAGTCATAGCACTATTAACTGATACTAAAAAACTCGATGATGCTATCATTGAAATTGAAGAAGATATCATGGTAACTTCAGAAATTGTGAGTAGACTTGTCAATGAAAATTCAAAATCAGACATAGCGTTAGAAGATTACAATAAAAAGTATGAGGAGTTATCCAATCGATATGACAAACTTAAAAACAAACATACAGACTTGTTAAACGAAAGAAATGAAAAACAAGGACAAGCACTTATAATGAAAGCTTTTATAAAAAACTTATCAGAGTCAGAAGATGAGCTTGATGAATGGAATGAGCGTATTTGGATGTTGTTAGTAGACGGGGCAACGGTTCACAGAGATTCGAGTATTACGTTTAGGTTTCATAATGGAAATCAGATAAAGACTTATTAAGTTACCTATAAAAAAGGTGGCTTTTTATTTATTATTTTTTTGAGAACGAGGTTTATTAAACCTAAATTACATATTTGTTGCAACAGGAAAATCCGGTAAGTCAAAATAGATTAAGTTAGATGAAGTCGATATAACTCAATTGGAGATATACAATCGCGGGGGTGACATGGGAAAGTTGTTATAACTTTTCGAGTATTTTTGACTTCTCCCTTCAGGTCTTTTAGATCATTACCTGTTTGGTGACTGCTCTCTAATTTGCCTTTATGTCTGGGAATGTAGGTCATACAGTGTCATGCTGATATTGTGATGATTGAGAGTGTTCCCAAATTGAGTAGCTTGAGGATGTCCTATATTGACATTTATATTTGTAAATTAAAACTGTAATGCACATTGTTTGTAATCCGAAATTTCGACTCCCATATAATTGTATTTGAGTAATAAAAATACGACTCACTACACTACTTTGATAGAATCATTATCATATAGCGTTTTTGTTTTGAATAAAAATAATATATGTGTTCGCTCTTCCCATGTGCATTTACATAGGTCAACTACATGTTGGCTATATGAGTAAAGGTATAAAAATGAATTGATACACATGTTTAAAATGTTGCATATGTTACATTATTGTGATATTATGTTTATTGAGTTATTTGAAACGATTTCAGAAAAAAGAAATCAGGGGTTTACGATAAGTCATCTTATATCATGAAGGTAAAATACTCTAATGCTGTATTATAGGGAGGATAAACGA